ACGTAAAGCTGCATTTGATCAATTTAAAGAAAATAGAGATTACGAAGCTTCCTTAGAAGCAGCACAATTATAAAACTTAAAAATAAAAAAATGAGAAAAGGAGTAACAGGTTCAGGTGTTAAATTACCTACACCTAAAAGATGTATGCCAATTGGCAAAAGAGAAATGGAATCTAAAGATGAAACTATTGAAGTAGCATTAACTATAGATCCAGTTCCATATAAAGGTAATCCAAATTTATTAGCTCAAAGATAATGGGTGTTGAAGATTTAAAGCTATATTGTTTAAACATAACTTCGTTTACTATAGCTAGTCTAGATTGGATGGAGCCAATACTAGAAGTTACATTACTACTAATGACTATTGGTTATACAGCTCATAAGTGGTGGAAACTTAAAAACAAATGAGAAATATTAAAGAAATAATTATTCACTGCTCAGCTACTAGAGAAGGCCAAGATATAAGTGTTGACACCATAAGAAAATGGCACGTTGAAGGTCGAGGCTGGTCAGACATAGGCTATCATTTCTACATCGACATAAATGGAGATATACAAAAAGGTAGAGATATAGCTAAAATCGGGGCTCATTGTTCAGGGCATAATCGTAATTCTATCGGTATATGCTATTGTGGTGGCGTTGAGGAAGACGGTAAGACCCCGAAGGATACTAGAACACTAGAACAAAAAGAAGGTCTGTTACATGTGCTTAAAACATTAAAAGCTATGTATCCGGACGCTGCTATTTATTCACACAATGAGTTTGCTAACAAAGCATGCCCATCATTTGACGCAACTAATGAGTACAAAGATCTCTGAGAACACGAACATACAACTTGACTTAAAAACTGTAGTAGCTATAATAATGGTTACAGCCTCTTTTGTAGGTATGTACTATACACTACAAGCAGATATTGAAGAAGCTAGAAAATTACCACCTATAGAAGTTACTCGTTTAGAGTATGAACTAAAAGAAAAGTGGAACGAGAAAATGATAATACAACTAAAAAATCAAGTTGAAGTAATAGAAGCAACTCAAGATATATTAAAAGAAGAAGTTAAAATTACTTCTAGTTTAGTAAAAGACGGAACTGAAGCAGATGGAAAGCTAGAAGAATTAAATAAACAATTAGAGGAACTAAAAAATAGAAAACCTAAAACAACTGTTATAGTTAAAGAAGTAGAAGTTCCAAAAAAGAAGAAATGGTAGAATCACCTTTAAATAAACTTAGAAAAACTACTCGCGGTAAAGGCAGGCATTTTCTTAGTGCTAAAGAAGGTGGTGGGATGACAGCTAAAGGTAGAGCTGCTTATAAAAAACAAAATCCAGGCAGCACGCTTTCTGCTCCTGTGACAAAGAAAAATGTTAAACCTGGAAGTAAAGATGCTGCTAGAAGAAAATCTTTTTGCGCTAGATCAAGGTCGTGGACTAGTGAAAGAGGTAAAGCAGCTAGAAAACGTTGGAGATGTTGATATGGCAAAGTTTAAATTAAAAGCACCTTATAGTATAGATCCTGTACCTAGGTATGAAGTTCCTTTTACACCAGACAACACTGGTGATGATGATGGGTTAGTAGCTAAAGCTAACAAAAACGGCACAATGATCGTAAATAAAAATATTCCTAAAGATTCAAAGCTTAGAAAACAAGCTGAGTCTCATGAAGACCACCATTTGAAAGATATGATGCAGGGTAAATTAGATTATGATGACGATGCTGTATATCATAATTTAGATGGCAAAGGCGTAAAAAGAGTTGATAGAAAAAACTTTGATGAAAGCAATAAAAACCTACCTTGGGAAAAAGAAGCTTATAGAGCTGGAGATAAAATGGAAGAAAAGGATATGCGACCTAATCCTAATAAGTTAGATGGTCCGCCTAGTATGAGAGACGAAACACCTCTTGCTTTTCAAAAAATAGGATCAAGACATAAGTTTGGTAGAACTGGAGATAAAAATAAAGTATCAGCTAACGAAAACTTTGGACCAGCTATGGTTAAGAAGTTTTATGGCGTAAGTCAAAAGTTATCTGGAGTTAACCCAGGCGCTACAGGTCCAGGTGGTAATTCTCAAAGTGAAAAAACACCTTATAGTGGAAGCTTTGTGCAGTTTAATCCTAGCACTGGTAGGTTTATAGAAAGCCAGCGTATTAGAAGTAATGAACGTGGTGATAGCGGTTTTAATACTAAGTATATAAATGCTGATAATTTTCAAGGAATAGGTGTTGATAAAACGCTTGAAAATTCAGCAAGTTATAATAAATTTAAGAAAAACAACGAAGGCACTGATGCAAATTATAATCAACAGTTTACTAATCAGATGCAAAATGTTATGAATGAATACGATGACTTTACGAAAAGTTATAGTACATATCGTGACAGATTAAAATCTGCTGCAGAAACTGGTGATAAAAAAGTATTACAAATTCCTTATGGCACTGGTGGTTCAACTGTAGAAATAGTACCAGGGCAAGATTACGACAGTCTTGGTAAAACTACTAAAGAAAGAGTAAACAACATGAAGTTTGTTTATACTAAAGTAAATAAAAAAGGTAAAGTTGTTCCTGGTGGTACTGCGACTCTTGCTGATTTAATGAAAGAAGCAAAGGAAAAAGGAGGGGTAAATGCTAATGCAGCTCTTATTTCTAAAAGTTTATTTGGAACTAACAGCGCGGATAGAGCTTCTGCTTATGAAAAACAATCAAAAGCTTTACAACAATTCCAAACTGATTTTCCAGATGTTTTCAAAGGAACTAATACTCAAGAGAAATTAAGAAAAAAAGAATCTGAAAGGCTTAGTGAGCAGTTTAAAAAAGACAAAGCAAACGCTCCACATTCTAACGCTGTAAGAAGAATAGAAGAACAGTATGCTAAAAACATGGAAGCTTTAAAAACTAAAAAATTTGATTTTTAATGGAAAAGAAAACATTTAAAGAAACTAAAATAGGAGGGTTTTTAGCTTCTAAAGCACCTAAAGTATTAGCTGCTATAGGCGATATACTTCCTGATCAAGGCGGACTAGGCGTAGTAAAAAATATTATAACAAGTGATAGTAAGATCAAGCCTGCTGACAAAGAAATGGCTATCAAGCTCATAGAGCAAGATATGCAAGAATTAAAAGAAGTGTCAAGCAGGTGGAGAGCAGATATGAAATCTGACTCTTGGCTAAGTAAAAATACTAGACCTTTAGCTTTAATATTTTTAACTGTTGCTGCTGTGTTTATAATGTCTGTAGATTCATTTCATTTACAGTTTGAAGTAAACTCTGCTTGGGTAGACTTATTAAAAACATTGCTGGTTACAGTTTATGTAGCGTACTTTGGTAGTAGAGGCGCAGAAAAAATAACAAAAATAAAACAATAAATATGGCACAATTTAACGACTGGGAACCAAAACTAGGTCCCGTAACTGGAAAATTACAAGAAGAGCCTAGGGTATTTGGTCATGATGCCAAAGTAGTTGTACCTGGAGCTTTAAATCTAAGATTACCTGACTCAAGAGTTTTAAAAGTAACTACAGCTGGTAGTGGTTATGACTCAAGTGATGTAGGTGATACATTAACTCAATCATCAACAGGAGGTAGTGGAACAGGTATGGAAGTTAATATAACTGAAATTAACGGCACTACGTTAGGAGCAGTAACTGTAATTACTGCTGGATCTGGATATGTACCAGGTGATACAATTACTTTTTCAGCTGCTTCAAGTGGCGGATCAGGTGGTAAAGCAACTGTACAAGCAGATGGTATTACTTTACCAGATGTAACTACTAGAGGAGCTGTTATATATAATGGTAAAAATGCAGCACAAGATATTACAATAATAACTGAAGGTGGTAGTCAAATTGAATTTAAACAAGTTCAATCTGGCGACGTTGTAGGAAGTAAAACACCTATGTTAGCAATGGCTGTTAGAAATGATGATACGCCAACAGATTTAGTAGCTATATACTAAAACAATAAAACAATTAAATTAAATCAAATGTCAAATATAAAAAACAGACTGCGTGGTAAAATTACTAAAGCAGAACTAGAGAAAATTCAACAACAACAAAACAAAGTAAACTCTATATTAATGGAGTTAGGTTATCTTGAATCTAAAAAACACGCTCTATTACATGAACTAGCTGATGCTAATGTTGTAGTAGAAAATACTAAAAAAGAATTACAAGATAAATACGGTCATATAAATATTGATCTTTCTACTGGTGATTGGAAGAGAAACGAAGAAGATGTCAGTAATAAGGAAAATTAGTATAGGTTCTGATTATAAAAATGATGCTATGCATTATTCTTTAGATCAGGAAGTTTACGGCGGCCATAGAATATCAGACATATTATTTGATGATAAGGATAATTCATACAATATTTTTATAAGTAAGAATAGTGAAGTATTACCTTGGAAAAAGTTTAATAATAATATGGCTATATCTGTTGAATACGATCTAAAGTATTAATGAACAGTTTATATAATTTCATTGTCAAGCCTTTAAATCAAAGGTATGACAACGTTAGAAAAATAGGTGATAAAACACTTATTATTAATACCACTATAGAACACCACCAATTTGTGAGCAAGGAAGCAGTTGTTGTTTCGGTACCAGCTGCTTATAGCTCACCTATAAAACCTGGTGACAAAGTTTACGTACATCATAATTTATTTCGTAGATGGTATGATCAAAAAGGCAAAGAACGTAATAGCTCAACTTATTTTAAAGACGACTTATATTTTTGCTCTCCTCAGCAAATATATATGTATAATGGAAAGTGCTTTAATAATTATTGTTTTATTATGCCTGTTTTTAATCAGGACGAGTTTAAGACAATAAAAGAAAAACCTAATGTTGGTATAGTAAAATATAGCAATGATGCCTTAGAAGCCGTTAAAATAACACCTGGAACACTTGTAACGTTTACACCAAACTCAGAGTTTGAGTTTATTATAGGTGATGAACGACTTTATTGTATGAAATCAAATGATATAGCTTTAACTCATGAAAACAAAGGAGACGAGAAAGAATATAATCCAAGCTGGGCGAAAAGCAGTTGATGAGTTAATTAAGGTTGCTAAAGAACCTATAGTAGATACAGGTGAAGATGTGTCAGCTGATAGATTAAAAAATGCTGCAGCAACTAAAAAGCTTTGTATTATGGATGCATTTGAGATACTTCAACGTATAGAAGAAGAAGAAGATATATTAAATGGAACTGCAAAAGAAGTTAAAGAACAAAAGTCTTTTAGAGGTTTTGCAGAAGGGAGAAGTAAATGAGTTACGAGCAAACACTTTGGAAAGAAATTAAGGACGTTGTAAATCCTAAAATATTAGCTAAAAACAACAGGTATAAAAAGTGGGAGTATGGTTATAATGTGGAGTATGATTTTGTAGTAATAAGTAAAACAGGTAAAATTGGATCAGTCATTGAAATACAAGGTCTCCGCATTGCTTTACCAACAGCAGATGAACCGTTTAAACGAAGCAAAAAACAAGAGGAACAATATTGGGAAAGATTTGAATATCCAAAAGAACTACAAAGAATAAAAAGTAGATTTGACTGGGAAGAATACCCATTAGATTTTAAAGAAAAATGGTACGATTATATTGATTATGAATTTACTAGACGAGAACAAGGATTTTGGTTTTGTAACAATGGTGTTGATACTTACATTACTGGCACTCATTACATGTACTTGCAGTGGTCAAAAATTGACATTGGAGCACCTGAATATAGAGAGTCAAACAGACTCTTCTTTATATTTTGGGAAGCTTGCAAAGCAGATCACAGGTGCTACGGAATGTGCTACCTCAAAAACAGACGATCTGGATTCTCTTTTATGT